TTAAGACGCATAAACAAATTTATTAGTTAAGCCATTTTTAAATGTTACACTGGTTATTCTTTTATCTTTCACTATTATATTATCTATAATAGAGTTCATAAAATCTCTTAATATTTCTTTACCTACATTGTTAATCACTTCTTTAAAATCTATCTTCTTAGATTTAAAGACATGGTCTAAAGCTAATATTCCAAAATCCATAAAGAAATCTAAATTCAAGTTTTCTTCTATTTCTGCAGAAGATTTTATTTTATTATTTAATTCTTCCAACTTATCATTTATTTTAGTTTTCTTAATTATATAGTTTTTTTCACTCATTCCAGCATCAGAGAATAAATATAGATCTTCTAATCTTTCTAAAGCACGTTTATATTTTGCTATTTCTTTTTTTATATTCTCCATTTCATAATCTTCAATTTCGGTTTCATTATTCTTTTTATTAAAAACGAGATCCCCTAAACCATTACAAGCATTATATATAATTTCTACATCTTCAATCCCTATTACATTTTTAAGACCTTTTATTAATTCTTTTTCAAAGTCTTCTTTGCTTAATTTCTTAAGCGATTTAGATAATCTTAATATGTTTGACACATAAGTTAATACAAAAGTACCTACAATCTTATCACTAATTGTTTTCTGATTACATCCCAAATTATTATATCTACCACTACATACATATATAGTTGGTCTAAAACCATCTAGGTTAGGTTTATCTTGTTTAGAGTACAAAGTTCCACCACATTCACCGCACTTAATTAGAGAAGCGAAGACATGGACTATACCACTTTTTCTAAAGTTAGCATTGTTATTATGTTGTGAATTTATATTCATTATCTTATTGCATTGTTCCCATAACTCTTTAGATACAATAGGGGAGTGATTATCTTCAACAACTATCCATTCTTTTTCATCTTTTACTTTGCCACGTGAAGATTCTCTATAATTATATCTATAAGTGCCTTTATAAAAAGGATTTCTTATAATATCACTTATAGTTTTGGTAGTCCAACTTCCACCTCTTTTAGTTCTTATATTATTATAATTTAGTAATTCTCTTATTGCTGTAGTAGATTTTTTAGAAAGATATTCACTATATATTAGTTTAATAGTTTTAGCTTCAATTTCATCTATAATAGGAAATTTAGCAACCTTATCCCATTTATAGCCTAAAGGCACAGGAGCACCATTCCATTTACCTTCATTAGCCCTAGAAAGCATAGTGGCTTTAACTCTTTCACCTGTTAATTTACGTTCTAATTCTGCAAACACTAATATTATCTTTAACATAGCTTCGCCCATGGCACTAGATGTATCAAATTGTTCATTCTTGCTTACAAAGCATACATTATATTTTTTAAACTCATTATACATGTCGCAAAAATCTAATAGATTTCTACTAATTCTATCTATCTTCCAAACCAAAACATGGGTAAACTCATTATTTCTAATCCTTTTCATCATGTCTTGGAAAGCTGGTCTATCTGTATTCTTAGCAGATAAACCAGCATCCTCAAATATTTCATAATCCTCAATATTAAGTGCAAACTTAGAATAGTTTATCATGTCTTTACGTTGCAAAGGTAAACTATCCTTATCGATTTGATAATGTGTACTAACTCTTATATATATAGCAGATTTATTTTTCATATTTCCCCCTTCCTTCCTCCATAAACTGCACATATGTGGGCATTCATGATTTAATAACATAGCTGTAAAATCCAATTCACACATATTGAATGTTTTAGCAAACTCTTGAACTTTTTCTAAAGTGACCCTACCGGTATTACCATTTTCTATTTTGCTTATACATTGTTGGGTTACTCCTATTCTAATTCCTAGTTGACCTTGTGTTAATCTCTTTTTTATTCTCATTAATTTTAATTTCATAATAAAAATTATATAAAAAATATGTCGTAATTTCATTGCATAAATATTGCCATTTGTCGGAAATACAACTGCATGTGGTAAAATTTCTGTTAAAATATAGTCAAGGGGGCGAACACAATGTCAAATAAAAGAATAATAAAAAAGAAAATTAAAAAGCTTCAAAATGAGAATAGGAGATTAAGAGAAATATTATTAACTATACAATTATTCATCTAATGCGGCATCAACCATTTTTTCAATCATTTTTTTAGTGGCTGGATCAAGATTATTTATTTTATCAACTCTTTTCCTCCAGTCACTTTCTAATTTATTTATTGGTCTATCATATACGCTTTTGTTAAATTCATCATCAAGTGGGAATGCATCATCAAAAAAGAAATCCTCAACAGCGATTCCCATGGCATAAGCTAATTTACTTAATGTTTCAGATTTTGGGTTTTTCTTTTTACCATTTAATATTTCATATATTGTAGTAACACCCACACTAGACTTCTCCGCCAGATGCTTGACATCAAATCCTTCACTAAGCATAGCATCTTTCAATCTTTCTTTACTAAATTTAAGCAATACATATCACTCCTTATTATTACGCTATAGCATAATAATAATATATATATAATTATTTGATAAGTCAAGGAATTAAGAGATATATTCAGAAAATAGGAGATAATCTTTCTTAATTTTACGCCATGGCGTAATTTAAAGATTGATATGTTTACGCCATGGCGTTATTATATAAACATACCAAGCGAACAAACAAAAAACAAAGCAAACAAACGAGGGGATGATAAATTGAACAATTCAAGTTGATTATAAATAAAAATACATAAAGAAAGGAAGTAGAAATAAGAATGTTACTTAATAGAATTCAACTTAAAAGGAGCGATTGATATGTCAAAGGTGATTAGATTATGAAGAGATGGTTCATATGTCCACAATGTGGGTTCAAAATGTTAATGATTGATGATAGTAAAAAAATAGAGGGAGTATATCTCTTGTGTAAAAAGTGCAAAAATGAAATCGAAATTAAAAACGAGCCAGAGCCAAAGCCAGAGCCGGTCGCCAGTTAGACGATTCAGAGAGCCAGAGCTAGAGCCAGAGCCACCAACTATTAGGTTATAGATTAAATATCTTTTAAAGATATTTAGTTATATATCTAGAAGTTAGGTGGTTTTTTCGTTGTCTTAATGTAGCCGATGCTAGTCACAAGCCTAGATTCAAAATACAGAGTGAGACGTTCTTTGAAAACTAAATAATATTTTACTAAAGAAGGTCAGAGAAGTATCGCATTCAGCGTACCAAGACCAATACCTCAATCTAGCCAGTTGGAAAACTAGACAGTGACAAGCCTGTATCAAAATAGAGAGTCAAGGTAATTTTAATTAAAGAGGTGAAGAAATGACCATAGGTGACAGAATTAAGCAGATAGCAAGCGAAAGAAATTTGACTATATCTTCAATAGCTTTAGGAAGTGAAGTTTCAGTGTCTTATTTGAATGAGATAGTAAACAATGTGAAAAAGAATCCTTCAGTATATATAGTTAAAAATATAGCTGATTACTTACAAATACCAATAGAAAATTTACTGAAGAACTAAAGGAGTAAACATGAAAGTGATAAATCTTAACAAATATAAAGCCAACAAAGAACTAGAGAAAGCTTACAAAAATTTATTAAAAACAAAATTAGGGGGTAAATAATATGTTAAAAGAAATAGTGCGAGCACAAACAGAAGGATTTAATAGGAACCCAGTAACTTTAGATAGTAGAGAGGTCGCTGAAATGTTAGAAAAAGAACATTGGCAAGTATTGAGAGATATTGAAGGTTCAAAAGATGGAAAAAGCCTTGGAATTATCCAAGTTTTATCTGACAACAAACTTGGGGTAAGCGATTATTTTATAGAAGATAGTTACAAAGACACAACTGGTAAAAATAATAAATGTTATCTAGTAACTAAAATGGGTTGTGAAGTGTTAGGGAATAAACAACAGGGCACAAAAGGTATCTTGTTTACCGCTAAATATGTTAAGAAATTCAATCAAATGGAGCAAGGAATCTTAGTTAAACAGCTTACGCCGCTAGAACAATTAAGACTTCAGTATCAAGTTATCGAGGAGCATGAGCAAGATATTAAAGATATTAAGGAAGATATAACTAATATTAAAGTAAATTCTCCTTTATTCAATATTGAATGCGATGAACTACAAAATGCAATAAAGCAAAAAGTAATTAAAATGATGGGTGGCAAACCATCAATAGCTTATGAAGATAGGTCTTTAAGAGGAAGAGTATTTGCAGATATGCAAAAAGAAGTTAAGAGACAGTTTGGGCTTAAGAGTTATAAAGCTATAAAGAGAGGTAATTTAGAAAAAGCTTATCTAATAATAGAAGAATATAAATTGCCTTATATATTAGAAAATGAAATAACTTTACTAAATAATCAAATTGCAATGTGATCTAGGAGGAAATCCCACTATGAACGATATGAAAAAAGCTTGGGAATATCTAAACTCTCATGGTATTTACACTATGGAACAATTTAAAGAAGAATGCAAAAAAGTAAAAATTAATATAGGAGTTTTTGTAACTCCGCTAAGTAATGAAAATCAAAGTTTAAATAAGAAATATTTAGAAAAAATTATATAGTAAAGGAGAATAATGAGTGATGAATGAGGAAATAAAGAAGATGTTAGTTGAAGTTACTAAAAGGTTCTTGAATTGCAGTGATGAAGAAGCAATAGAGCAAACTGATAGATGGTTAAAAATAGTACATGAAATTATGGAGGAAGAATAATGTTAAGGCTATACAGTACTTTAGTGGTATTAACGCTAATAATAATCTGTATGAATAACGTGGAGAAGAAGCCAAGCCAAGAATTAAAATGGGGTGCGGGTATTATCTGCCTAGTTCCTGTATTAATTTTCTTATTAGTAGATATGAGGTGATTTAATGGCTGATAATAAGAAATATTACTACCTTAAGATTAAAGATAATTTCTATGATACTGAGGATATAAAATTATTGCAAAGTATGGAAAATGGCTATATGTATTCTGACATACTAATGAAGTTATATCTTAAGTCTTTAAAAAATAACGGTAAGCTTGTATTTAAGGATCATATTCCTTACAATCCAAAAATGATTGCAACAATAACTGGTCATAATAGCGTAATAGTAGAAAAGGCATTAAGTATATTTAAAGATTTAGGTTTAATAGAAATATTGGATAATGGTGCAATATATATGCTTGATATACAAAACTTTATAGGCAAAAGTAGTTCTGAAGGAGATAGAAAGAGAGAGTATAGGAAGAAAATAGAAGCAGAGAAAAATAATACATTATTAATTGGACAAGTGTCCGGACAAATGTCGGACGAACATCCACCAGAGATAGAGATAGAGATAGAGTTAGAGAAAGAGATAGATATAAAGATAGAGAAAGAAGGTGCTATATCTAAAGATATAGTTAGTAACAACAAGTTGCAACCTATTATTGATAAATGGAACTCTTTAAATCTTAATAAATTAGTATCTATCAATTATGGTACTAATAGATACACCATGCTTAATGCTAGGATAAAAGAATATGGTTTAGAAAATATTTTACTTGCAATAGAAAATGTAAAAACTAGACCATTTTTGAAAGGACAAAATGATCGTGGTTGGGTTATAACGTTTGATTGGTTTGTAAAGCCTAACAATTTTATAAAAGTATTAGAAGGTAACTACAACAATAACAATAAGGAGGTATCTAATGGAAGCACTAGGGAGAATATTAAACAAGGTGAGGGCAAATACACAGGATTTAAAGTGCCAAAACCAAAACTCACAGGAAAATCTGAGTGCGACGACCTTATATAATTGTGAATTGTGCAAAGATACGGGTTATATAATAATCCCTAATGAAAATAGTCAACCAACTTTTAAACAATGCGAGTGTTTGAAAAAAGAAATAGTTAAAAGACAATGGAATAATAGTGGCATAAACATAGAAACAGCAACCCAAACATTTAATACTTTTAAAGCTTGGAATGACAGTAGCAAAGTAGCAAAAGAGACAGCTATAGAATATTTTCAAAACTTTAAGAAGATAAGGAAAAATAAACAAAATAGTATAATGCTATGTGGACAAGTTGGAAGTGGGAAGACCCACCTTAGTATTGCATTAGCAATAAACTTTATGAAAAAAGGATACAAGGTTGTGTACATGCCTTATAGAGATGTAATTACAAAGGTAAAGCAAAATATGACTGATGAAGAATATTATAAGAAAACTATAAGCAAGTACCAAGTAGCTGAAATACTTCTAATAGATGATCTATATAAGGGTAAGATTAATGAATCTGATATAAATATTATGTTTGAAATTATTAATTATAGGTACTTAAATCGTTTACCAATAATAGTTTCGAGTGAATTTGTCATGGAAAGAATGCTAAATTTTGATGAAGGCATAGGAAGTAGAATTTACCAGATGTGCAAAGATTACATTATAGAGATAGAAGGAAAGGAAAATAATTATAGGTTAAAGTAATGGAGGTTTAGAAATGTATACAAGTAAAAATATTGTAGCATACCAAAAGACTTTAGAAATCATAAGAAAAGAAAAATGCTCTCAAGCTATAGCAGCAGAAAAGGCAGGTATAAAGCATAAAGGATTTAATAAATGGTTGTTAAAGACACTAGATAAAAAAGAATACCAGAAACTAAAAAAATCTATAAAGAAAAAACCACCTGAACAGTGTACCAAAGGTAAAGTATATAAGGGTTATAGCACAATAGAAAAAGAATTTAGAGAAAAATTTAAAAATAAAAATAAAGTATATAATGTTGAAATTTTAGATTGGTTAATACAGAACGAGATTGACATTCCAGTTATTAATTTTAAAGCCATAAGCGAGGATATGGGAAAGGAGTTTATACAAATATGATTATGTTACTAGTTTTAAATTTAAGTCTAACGATTTGTGTAGGGGTTATTGTTAGTAGATTAATATATTTGAATATGGAAACAGAAAAAAAGGTTAAGGATCAAATAATTAATGCTAGGAAAGATTTAAATAAACTTGAACAGCATAGCACAGTATATTTAGAAAAAGTAATAAGAGGAGAATTAGAAGTAACCCAAGATAAAGTAGAAGACCTTAGAGAAATAATTACAAAGTCTAATGAGAATTTAGGATATGAAGTGAAAGAAATAAAGGAAATGCTTATGTTAGGGGAAAATATAAAAAAGCTAAGAAAAGAAAGAAATTTAACTCAAAAGCAATTAGCTGAGTTGATTAAAATTTCAACTTCTTATTTACAACAATTGGAACTAGGGCAAAAAGAAAATCCAAGTATAAATGTTTTAGATAAATTGGCAGAAGTTTTAAATGTTCAAGTTGACTATTTATTAGATAGGTTTGAATATAAAGATTTAAAAGTTAGTATGTTAAAAGAATTTTCAAACAAAGAATTAATTAAGGAGTTTAGAAGAAGGGGGAAAACAGTAAGTAAAAAAGAAGCAAGGTAAATTGAATAATAACGTAAATAAGACTATTGAAAGGGTGTTAATTATGAAAAAATTTAAAGTAAAGGTAGTTCAAGAAAAGGAATATGAAATAGAAATTGATGAAAGTATTATCAATGAGGAATTTATAAAAGGTTTCGAAAGATATATGCATAATTTAGATGAATGTTATGATAAATACGCATCTATAGCCTATGATATAGCATGGAATAAAGCTAATGATTCAGATTATGAAGGATATGGATGTCCTTTAATAAAAGGCGAAAGCCTTTTTAGAGATGGTCAAGAACAACAAGGAATTAATTTTACTAAGATAGACGAGGAATATGAAGATATAGAAGTAGAAGAGATTTTTAAAATAAAAGCAAGGGAAACGATAACAGACCAATTTGATAATAAAAGAATTATTTGTAACAAAGAATATGATCTTGTAAGTGAATATGATGATAAATATTCAATAGTTGATGAAACAGGAAAAACAGTGAATTTTAGCAAGAATTATTTTTATACAGTAGAAGAATAGTTATCTAATGTAAATAAGACGTCTTAATTATTTGACTAAAATAACTGAAAAGGTAAAGAGAAATTACTAAATTAGCTTAAAAGGTGAAAGAGGGTGGCGGAATGGAAAGCTATTCTGATTTTAAAAAAGAGATTGGTTTAAAGGGTGTAGAAATTGAAAAATTAACTGGATATACAAAACAAGGTTTACATTATGCATTTAACATGATTGATGAAGGAAAACAACCAGCTAAAAGATTTCTAGTATGCATTAACTGTGTTATAGAGAAAGAATTTGCAAAAGAAATAGAAAGACATGAGAAGAGAATTAGAGAATTGAAAGAGCTTAAGGAAATTTTAAGGAGGGTTAATAATGAGAGAGATTAAATTCAGAGCATGGTGCAAAAAACATAAATATATATATGATGTTTGTAGCCTTAGATTTATAGGTGATAAGGTTAGTGCTAATGATAATTCAAGTTGCATAGGAGAAGAAATTTTAATGCAATATACAGGATTAAAAGACGAAAATGGAAAAGAAATTTATGAAGGAGATATTGTGAAATTTACTGAAAGACATTATGAAAATTGTAACAAAAAAAGGTTAACAAGTGAGGAAACATCAATACAAATTGTTGTGTATGATTATTATTCTTTTGGATTAAGAGGGAGTTTGAAAGATAAAGATTTAAGACCTTTTATATGGGCATTATCTTTTGATTATAAAATTGAAGTCATAGGAAACATTTATGAGGATCAAAAATTATTAGAGTTTTAATATGAATCTATATTTGTAAATATTACGTCATAAATAATTGACTAAAATCAATAATAAATCAAAATGAATTGACGAATAAATCAGAAATAAGGAAGGTAATTGAATGAAAGAACTTTATAAAAAATTCAAAAAACTAACTGGATTTAGTTATCAAGATGTAGCTGATAAGGTAGGTGTAGATAAACAACACATACATGACTCAATGGGAAATTATTCTATGCTGTATAAAACTAGCATGGCAACAGTAATGAATTATTGTATTGATGATAAGATTGATGAACTAGAAAATCACATTAAAAGTCTTAAAGAATTAAAAAAAGAAGTGATGATTCAATCATTAAAATAAATTGAGGGAAATATGGAAGCAAAATTAATAAAAGAAAATACAACACAATTAAAGTGAGGTGTGATAATGAGGGATTGTAAATATTCTTTAGATATTATGAAAGAGGAAATAAAAAGTAAATTTATTTGTTCTGAAATAAAATATGCTTTTCAGACAAGTATAGAAGCATTGGAAAAACAAATTTCTAAAGAAGTAGATACTAATACTGTTAATAAAGGAATTGGAGTTAGTGGAGAATATGATATTGATTTTAATATGTTATGTCCTAACTGCAAACAAGTTGTAGGAGATTATGAAGCTAATGAACTTTATTATGAACATTGCCCTAATTGTGGTCAAAAATTAAAGTATACAACGCCACAAGAATAGTTCGTAATACAAAGACTTTAGGAGGAATTTATATGAATATTGAACAAGCATTAAAAGTGATGTATGAAGGTGGTAGTGTAGAATCTTTGGTATCAAATACAGCATATAATTTAGAAAAATTAGAAGATGGGTTTAGGCTTTGTGCCGAAGGTTTGCAAGTAGATTTAACTTATTTAACTAAAGAAGAAATACAGGGAGAATTTAAAGAAATTTATATATTAGAAACACAAGAACAATTCAATAACCTTAATGATGAAGAAAGAGCCAAGTTAATAGATAAAACATTTGAAGGGGTAAATAATAAAAGAAAATTTGATAAAGAAATTAGAGGAATTAGTTAATATATCATACAAATAGAGTTTTGTAAAAAAGACGAACTTGTAAGCATTATTTACAAGTTGAAAGGAGAATTTATGTACGAATTATTAATGACTATAAATACAGAAATAATTAATAAGTTAGTTGCTTCAGGATTAGTTGAAAAGAAAATGGAAAATGGACTAAGGCTATGTACAGATAAGCCAGAAGAAGCAAAAAAGTTTCTTGAAAATTGTCAGTACAAAGCGACAATTATTGAGTATGGGAACTATTCGGAAATTCCGATTAGTTCAAAATTCTAAGTTTGTAAATAAGGTGACAGAAAGTAGGTGAAGGTTTGAAGGTAGGTTTAATTGATGTTGATGGACATAACTTTCCAAACTTGGCTTTAATGAAAATATCAGCATGGCATAAAAAGCAAGGTGATAATGTTGAAATGTTTTTCCCTATGATGCACTATGACAGAGTTTATATGAGTAAGGTATTTACTTTCACTAAAGACTTTGATACATGTGTCAACGCTGATGAGATAATCAAAGGTGGTACAGGCTATGACTTACAAAATAAATTGCCTATAGAAATAGAACACCAATACCCAGATTACTCTCTTTATAATATAAAAGATACAGCATATGGGTATTTGACAAGAGGGTGCCCGAGAGGATGTGAATTTTGCATAGTAGCAGAAAAGGAAGGACAATGCAGTAAGAAAGTTGCAGATTTGAATCAGTTTTGGAATGGTCAAAAAGAAATAAAACTTTTGGATCCTAATCTAATAGCTTGTGCCCAGTGGAAAGAACTATTACAGCAACTTATAGATAGTAATTCATGGGTAGATTTTACGCAAGGGTTAGATATAAGGCTTATGACAGATGAAAAAGCTAAAATGATAAATAAATTAAAACTAAAAATGTTACATTTCGCATGGGACAATTATGAATTTAAGACTTATGAAAAATTAAAAGAATTTAGACCATTATTAGATTTTAACTTTAGAAAACTTAGAGTGTATGTATTAACTAATTTTAATACCACTATAGAACAGGATTTAGAAAGGATATATAAACTTAAAGAATTAGACTATGATCCATACGTGATGATATATGAAAAATGGAATGCACCAAAAAATATTAAGCAACTTCAAAGATGGGTAAATAGTAAATGGATTTTTAGAAGTTGTGATAAATTTGAGGATTATATAGCTTAATAAATGTCGCAATGCAAATATGTTGTGGAGGAAGTAGGTGAATAAATGACAGAAAACACAATTAAAGATTTAGCGTTTAGCTTATTAGTATTGTTAGCAGTTTTATTTTTTAGAGATATCCCATTAGAATTTCAGGGGATTGCTGGAGCAATATATGGGATGCTAATAGTATTTACTAGGATTAAGAATAAATAAGATATTATTTAGGAAATCATATAAAATAGTTCCAAGTGAGGATATTGTTATAACTCTATATTATCACTTGGGAATCAATTGCAAGGTGATAGTATGAAAACTGATGTTTATTTTAGAGTTATGGATAAAGAAAAAATATGGTTTAGAAAGGTAACTATATCTCATGAGAATGCTATTAATACAGACTTAAGGCGATTGGTAGATTGGGATTTTAGATATAAGGTAGACCAGATCACAAAAGAGGAATATATAAATAGAAGTTTACCAACTGAAAAAATGAAAGATATAAACGGAGAAGAATATTACCAATTTAAACTATGCTAGGAGGAGGTTTTGATTATATGGGTAAAAAGTATATTATTTCTAAGGAAAGACAAGAAGGGATAGAACAAAAATTATATAATTTTTATGATAAGGAAAAAAAGATAAAAAGCTTAAAACACAAAATTGAATATATAAAAAAGCAAATACAACAAATACAAAGCGAAAAAATGGATTACGTTGGGTATAAGAGCCCTTCTTGGGATGAAAAAGTTCAAACCTCTAGTAGTAACACATCTTATGCAGAAACAGAATTGATTAGAATTGAGGAGAGAAAGGAGAAAAGAATAAATACACTTAAAGATCATATTGAGGAAATAGAAGATATTATTTTAAATATAGAAATGGATAATTCCATTTTAGAATACAATATAGTTTATTTAGAAGAAGATATTAAAAAATTGCTTAAAATGTTATACAAGGATAAGAGAACAGAAACTAGTATAGGTAGAGAACTTAATTTGGATCAAAGTGTCATTAATAAAAGAAAATCCAATATTCTAGGAATAATAGCAAACTGGGAAGATTTGGGCGTACGCAAATAATAACTATAGAAGAATAGGGGGATAAAGGTATGTATTCTAATGTAACATGTAAAGATGAAGTTGTTATAAAAATGGTAGGAAGATTAACAATTGAATTTCCTGAGTATAAGGATCAATTGAAAATAAGGGAAATTATTGAGGAAGTCCTATACAAGTATGATATAAATCCACAGGAAACAGGCTTAATAACTAGTGACATTGAAGAAAAATTAAATATATATTTAGCTTCTAAAAAGTTAGATGGACTAAGCGAAAAAACATTAAAAAACTATAGAAATAATTTAACTATATTTGCAAGTTATTTGAGAAAACCAATAGCAACAATACAGAAATATCCATATTGAAATCATTTTTTTCATGGTTAGTTGGTGAAGAATATATACCTAAAAACCCTGCTCTAAAGTTAAAACAAACAAAACAACCTAAGCGACTTAGAAATGCTTTGACAGAAGAAGAATTAGAAATATTTAAAAATGCATGTAAAACTTTAAGAGAAAAAACTATAGTGGAGTTTCTCGTAAGTACTGGATGTAGATTAAGTGAAGTAGTAAATGCCAATATAAAAGATATAAATTGGAGTGAAAAAAGTTTATATGTAATAGGAAAGGGAGACAAGCAACGAAAAGTATATTTTAATACCAGGACGAAATTATTATTGAAGTCATATTTAGAAAGTAGAAATGATAACAACGAAGCTTTGTTTGTAACATCTAAAAAACCTAATAGTAGATTAGGAGCAAGAAGCATTCAAAGAGAACTTAAGAATATATCAAATAGAACTAATTCTGAAAAGTCAATTTTTCCACATTTAATGAGGCATACATTTGCAACTCATAAACTTAACTCAGGTATGTCGTTGTCAGTGCTACAACATATAATGGGGCATGACAATCCAGCAACAACTCAGATTTATGCTTCATTAAATGAAGAAAATATACTCCATGAATATAGAAGGGTATCTTAAAAAGTTGCATAAAAGTTGCATAATAATATCACTTATAAAGATTATAATTAAATTGTACAGTCAGTACAGGGTAGGCTTTAGTAGAACTATTATAAGACCTACCCTTAATTTTTTATAAGGAGGGATTATTATTGAATTTTGTTGAACCTATTCGTGATCCAGATATATTTCATGATATACAAGCTACTTTAAAAAAAGAAAATCCAAGGAACTATGTACTTATAATGACTGGTACTTATGCAGGACTAAGAATTTCAGATGTTTTAAAACTCAAAGTTAAAGATGTAAAAGGCAAGAAGTATATAGACATTAAAGAAAAGAAGACAGGTAAAAGAAACATAATAGAGATTAATCCAGAATTAAAAGAAGCTTATAAAGAGTATTGTAAATATATGAATCAAGAAGATTATTTGTTTAGAAAGAGCGATATCAATAAACCTATTAGTCGAGTAAGGGCATGGAAGATAATGAAAGAAATAGGAGAAAGGTTCAAAGTGCCTAATTTAGGAACTCATACCTTAAGAAAGACATTCGGATATCACTATTACAAAAAGACAGGAGATATAGCAACCCTAATGAACATGTTTAATCATTCTAAAGAATCCATAACATTAAGATATATTGGTAGTACACAAGATACTATGAATAAGGCAAGAAGAGAGTTTAAGATATAAACCTTTTTTATTTAACATGGTAGTTAACACAATGAGGCTATGTTAACCAATTAAAATAAATATGACCTAAAGCAATATTAACACAAGGCTTAAGGGTGATTTGAAAGGGTTAACAAAATATAAAATATGTTAAGTGATAGGAAAAGAAGAAGTAGAATTATGAGTAACATGGTTATTTTCATAAATATGAATTATGTTTAAATATGATGGTATAATACAACTATAATTTAGGAGGTATATTATGGAACTTAAAGAATTATTAAAGATATGTAGTGAAGGGTGTATATATCTTTATAAAGGCAATGAAACTATAATGTTGGTAGCAATGAAAACAGGTGGGTATTGTGTTCTAGTTGGGATAGACGAAGAAGAAATAGGTGCTAATGAAAAGTATGGAGAATGTGAAGTAGAACATATATATGTTAATGAAGACGAGAGCTTAGCAATATGTTTAAAATAATAGGAAGTTAAGTATGAATAATATGGTTAGTTTGAAAACGTGCATAATATTTGCATAATATTTGCATAAAAATTAAGATTAAAAGTAATATAATAGTATTATGGAGTAATGAAGAGAGCAGGAAATATATTTCTGCTCTCTTTTTATTTGGGAGGGAATATATAATGGAAAAAGCATTGTTAATATGTATAAGTGGACATGCAAAAGGTAATACGGCTTATAGAATAGGAATAAAAGAGCTTCAAGTAAAAATGACACCAAAGTATGATGATTCTAATTTATATTTGGGTTCTGATTTAACTGGAAATCTTATATTGAGTAATGAACAATACAATGAGATTAAAGGAAATCCAAGATGTATTTATGGGCAAATTGTCTTTAAAAAAGATAATGAACTTACTTTAATAAATAGGGTTAAGTTTAAAGAGGAAGATATCAAACTATGTGAACTTGGTTACAAAGTTAATTTTACTTACGGTGATTTCAAGTGTATGGAGATAAGATAGGAGAAAATATGAACTTTGAAAAGATGATTGATAAGTACTTAAAAGAATCAGAATCAAAACAAAGATATTTAAATAAAAGAGCCGATAAAAAAGCGGGTAAAAGAAAAATTAAATTAAATAGAGAGAAAAGATAGGAGATGTGTAAAGCAATGATTAATGAAATGAAAGAGATGTGTTTAAAAATATTAGCTGAAATATCTATAAGAGAGTTGAAAGAAGCATATAAAAAAGATATATTAAAAGCTTTAAAGGAAAATGATGAAAGTTTTATCCCAAATAATCGTATTATAGAAGCACTATCAAAAACATTAGAAGAAATTAAAAAAGAAGGTGCTCAAAGTGAATAGTGGAAGAATAATATTAAATGGTAGAACTATTGTTGATGTACAGAATGTAAAAGCATATGTAATTCCTGATGAACGATTTTTAAGTGAAATAAAAAAAGGATATGGACACTTTCACATTGGTATACATGATGATTGTAAAAGGGTAGAACGAATTTTAGGTGATGAAGAATTTGAAATTATAGTTAGGAATAATGTAGGTATAACTACTTTAGTTAAAGTAGGAATAAAAGAAATTAATGGAAGTTGTTTCGAAATAGAATTCGAAGATTTTAAAACAAAAGAAATTAAGCAAATAATTTAGATAATATGTTAATGAAGCAATGCAGATGTGGAAAAATAATACCACTGGGAATAAAATATTGTGATAAGTGTAAACAAATATCTGAAAGGAATAAGAGCGAAAGAAATAAATTTTATGATGAAAACTTAAGAAAAAATAAAAATACATACGGCTCTAAAAGATGGAAGCAATTAAGCATATTATGTAGTAATAAATTTAATGGCATGGACATTTACAAACTTTACAAATATGGTATTATTAAACAAGGAGAATTAAGTCATCACGTAATAGAAATAAATGAAGATGAAAGTAAAATCTACGATATAGATAATTTAATTTGGTTGACAGATGGAAGTCATAAGGAAATACATAAAGAGTATAGAAAAGGTGGTCAAGCAAAAATTAATATGCAAGATTACTTATTTAAAATAATTGAAAGATATATTGAGGATTATGAAATTTAATTTTACATAAACATATTTGTAAAGGGTGGTTGTGAATATGGGCTTAAATTTTAGAAAGAGTATAAGGATAGGAAAAAATACAAGAATAAACTTAAGCAGAAAAGGTGGCATAGGTATTTCTACAGGCATTAAAGGCTCTAGGGTTAGCATGAATAAACAAGGCACTCGAAAGACTATAGGTGCTAAAGGAGTTTATTATACTGAACAAAAAAGTTGGAAAAATAAAGATAAAAATAGAATAGATATAGAAGAACAAATAAGACAAAGGGAAGCAATAGATAACAGTACTTTCTTAACATTGTGTGATTGTAATAATCAATACTGGAATGCTAAGAGAGATAAGTGGCTAAGTGATTATGGATTAGAAGGATATTCATTAACTAGGAAAGAAAAGAAAAGGGGAAGAATAGGTATATGGTTGGCATTACTATTGATCGTAGGCTTCCCAATTGCTATGATATTTCCGATTGCTGGGTTGGTAGTCGTGCCACTGCTCCTATTGTTTGTGTATAAGGGCATAAAACAATTAGTGCATTGGAAGAAGAACACCGTTAACTGGGTGCTAGAAGATGCTAGAGATAAGGGAATGATTAAAGATAGTAGTATTAATATAGTAAAGTAATGATAAGAGAGTGGTTGAGTGCTACTCTCTTTTGTTATGCGCATAAATTAGGAGGTGCGAGTATGTGGTGGATAGTAGTTATAACTGTGGGATTATCAATAGCATCCTGTGTTATAAATCTTATTAGTTCTAAAGAGAATGCTGGTTATAGATTTTGGGTGCTATTGATGTTGGTACTATATTGTATCGTTATGTGGTTTGCGTGCATGCATAAGTATTGCTAAAAATTTTAAGTGGGGGGAGTAGTTAATAATTATTAGCGATTAGCTTGTGACCGAAGCCCCTGTGTTCTCTCGCAAAAACTCCCTTTATGAGATAAATTTGAATTATCAATAGAAAGTGAGGTGGTGAAGATAGGAAGACCTAGGCAACCGGTAGATTTAATTATCGCAAATGGCAAAAAACATTTAACAAAATTAGAGATTGAAAATAGAAAATCAACGGAAGTTAAGGCGAAAAATGACAACATTGAGCCACCTTCACGCCTAACTAAAAAACAGAAAGACAGATTTAATTATTGGGCTGCTGAACTTTTAAGTGCACAAGTATTAACTAATTTAGATGTAGAAAGTTTAGCAAGATATGTTGCCTTAGAGGAACAGTATAATAAAATAACCAAGAAGATTAATAAGTTAGATGTATTAGATCCAGATTATGACGAAGTGCTAATAAAACAAACTAAGGTATATACAATGCTTAGCAAAAGTTCTAATGAATTATGCTTAAATATTTTAAGTCGTAGTAAAGTTGTAGTTCCTAAAAAAGAAGATAATTCAAAGAAAAATAAATTTGAAAAATTCGGTGTAGGTAATGGATAGAGTTACCCAGTATTGTTATGATGTTTTAGATAATAAAATAATTGCTGGAGAATCCATAAAACTAGCATGTTGCAGACATTTAGAAGATTTAGAAAAAAGTAAATTAGCACCATATAGATATAAATTTGATATTGATAAAGCACACCATATTATTGATTTTGCGGAAACTTTAACCCTTATAGAAGGAAGTGAAGGAGCAAAAAGCTTAGTTTTATATTCATTTCAATGTTTTATATTAGGCTCTTTGATGGGGTGGGTTGACAAAGAAACTGGATATAGGAGATTTAGACAAAGCTACATACAGATGGGTCGGCAAAATGGTAAATCTCTATTAAGTGGTGTTTTAACTACATATCATGGTAATTTTATTAACTATAACTATGGATTAATATTATTAGGTGCAACAAAGTCAGATCAAGCCAAAATAGTTTATAAAGAAGCTGTAAAATTCATAGATAGTGATGAAGATTTAAAAGAATTATTTGAAGTAAAAGAATATAAAAGTGAAATAGAATGTAATTTAACAAATAATCTTATACGTGCAGTTGGTAGAGATACCAAAAGTCTAGATGGATTTAGGGCAATATATGGTTCTGTAGATGAATTTCATGCACATAAAGATAATCAAATGTATTCATTGATTAAAGATGGACAAAAGAAATTAAAAGAAGCATTATTAAATGTAATAACAACAGCTGGTTTTAATTTAGAAGGACCTTGTCACAAGCTTTATAGGTATTGTAAAGAAGTGTTGGAAGGAAAAGAAAAAAACGAAACACAATTTATATTCATAGCTGAATTAGATAAGGATGATGATCTAGAAGATAGCTATAATTATTTTAAAGCTAACCCAACATTACAATATGATGAATTTGCACAAGAAACTATTAAAACAGACTATGCACAAGCTAAAAAAATGGGTGGTACAGATTGGAATAACTTTCTTACTAAACAACTTGATATGTGGGTTGCTTTTACTGAAACAAAATATATGAACATGGATAGCTGGTATAAATGTGCTACAAATAAAACCTTAGAGGATTTTAGAAGCCAAGAATGTAATATTGGTATGGACTTATCCAGTGGTGGAGATTTAACAAGCATATGTTTTGAGTTTGTTTGGTTTGAAGATGATGAAAGAAAATATTTTGTGCATCAACATTCCTTTATGCCAGTGAATAGAGTTAAAGAGCATGAACAAACAGATAATGCACCGTATAAACTTTGGATAAAGAAGGGGTTATTAACTGTAACTCATGCTGGTGGTGGAGTAAAAACAGATTATAAAGAGGTAATTAAATATATAAAAGAACAGATTAGATTATATGACTTAAAAATAAAGTGCATATATTATGACCAAGCCAATGCAAGTGCCTTTCTTGCTGACTTAGAAAGTGAGGGTTGGGATACATTGGATGTTTACCAAAATAGTAAATCTTTAAATGATAGTGTTATGGACATAAAATATAGCGTTGAAGCTGGTAATGTAGAATATAATAAAAAAGATGAATTATTAACGTGGGCTATAAATAATTGCGAATTAACAAAACCATACCAAGGGAAAGTAATGCTTGATAAGAATAGTAGATTTAAAAGAATAGACCCTATAGCTTGTTGGGTAGATAGTCATAAGTTTACAATGAGGGTTGAAGATGGATGTTATAATCCGATTGATGCACTTTTAAAGGCAAGTGAGGACTGGTAGGAGGTAAAAATAAGATATGAAAGAAAAATTAAATAAATTGCTTGAAAAAACCATTTTTAATGAATTATTCGTTATAGATGTGTTTTTTTTTATTGGCATAATCATTGTAACGATAACTAACTTTATAATAAACTTGTTCTTTGGTTTGTATTTTTTAGGAACGTTATTTATAATTTACAGCTTATTTTTATTTCATTGTAGAAAGTGAGGTGATTTAGAATTATTTTCAATAAACTCGAAAAGAGAGAGGGTGCAAATGAAGGTTTAAATAAATACACCTGGACATCTTTAAGCGAAAATGGTTATGAAATAGATACAAAAGATTTAAAAGAAATAACTTATTTCACTTGTTTAAAAATTATATCTGAAAGTATTGCAAAATGTCCCATAGTAGTTAAAAGGGAAACCGAAAAAGGCGAAGTAATTGCTAAAGAACATAAATTATTTGAGTTACTTAAATTACGTCCTAATGAAAATATGACCGCCATAGATTGTATAAAATCTTTTGTAGCAAGAGCAAAACATGAGGGTATATCAGCTTTATACATAAATAGAGACAAAGATTCTAATGTAGTTGGATTATACCCTGTTGAGATAACTAACATAATTATAGATAATGCTGGTCTATTAAGAAGTAATAAAAAAAATAAAATATTATATGAATTCAAGTTAGATACTCAAATAGGTACATGTTTTGAAGATGATTTAATAATACTCAAGGATTTAACATTAGATGGGATATATACTAAAGCAGTTAGAAAGACATTAAGGCAAAACTTAGATACTTCTATAAAGAGCCAAACTTATCTGAATACCTTATTTGGTGCCGGATTAACTAATAAATTAGTAGTACAAATGACAAGTGATATAAAAGAAGATTCTGCCATAAAAAAGCTACAGGATAGATTTGATAGATTATATAGAAGCAATGGAAGAACTTTTTTAGTTCCAGCTGGATACAATGTACAGGCTTTAAACTTATCTTTAGCAGATGCACAATATCATCAACTAAGACTTTTGAGTAAGGAGGAAATAGCAGGAGCCTTTGGTGTTCCGTTAACTAAGTTAGGATTTGTAAAAGAAAATGCTAAGAGTGAAGAGCAGGATAATTTAAAATTTCTTACAGATACTTTATTAGTCATATTTGAAGCTATAGAACAGGAGATGGATTATAAATTATTATCTGAAACAGAAAGGAAACAAGGTTATAAGATAAGATTTAATATTAATGTTTTATTAAGAACAGATAGTCAAACACAAGCAAATATAATAAATGCTTATGTAAGAAATGGGGTTTATGATTTAGATATGGCAAAAGGTATATTAGGCTTAGAAAAATTAGGCGGAGAACCTATCATTACTCTACCTTCTGGACAGGTATTGTTAAAAGACTTATTAAATGGGAATACAAGTTATCAAAAGGGCTATAAAACACCTAAAAGTATTGAGAAGGAAAATAAAAAAGATACCTTAGAAGAAGTCAAAGGCGGTGATGAAAATGGATAAAAGAGAATTTAGAAATATAGAACAATATGAAATAAGAGAAGTAACGGAAGATCAAAATGTTGTTATAGAAGGTTATATTGCAAAGTTTGATAGTGTCACAGAACTTTGGGAAGGGTATTACGAGAAAATAGATAGAGGGGCTTTTGACGATACATTGAAAGATGGTCATAACATATTTTTGTTATATCATCATGATTGGACAAAGCCTTTAGCTTCAACTAAAACTGGAACTTTAGAGTTAAATGCTGATAACTTAGGATTGAGATTTAAAGCAACTGTAAATAATAAACTTAGCTATGCAAGAGACACTATTGAATTAGTAAGACAAGGCTTAATACAAGGTTGCAGTTTTGGGTTTTGCTCTATAAAAGAAGATTTTGATTTTGATACTGAAAAGAATATAATGACAAGAACTTTATTAAAAGTAGAATTGTACGAGGGTTCTGTTTTATGTATACCACAATATGATGATACAACCGTATTTACAAGAGCAAAAGAATTAGCAACAGAAGAAAGAAAAAAGATAGAAAAAGAAAATGAATTAAAAGAATTAAATATTGATCTACAACTATTAGAGATAGAAAATTCTATACTTTGATAGTTATTTTTATGCAAAAAAATAAAAGGTAAGGTGAATTATGAAAACAATAGAATTAAGACAGGAAATAGCAACAAAAACAGAGGATTTAAAAACAAAGCTTGAAGCTAGAGATTTAGAAGGTGCTAAAGTAGTAAAAGAAGAGATAAGAAAATCTAAAGGATTACTAGCTATAGCGGAAGAACAGGAGCGAGAAGAAAAAAGGGATTTGGAAAACCAAAGAAACGAAAAAGGGTCTATAAATCAAATAGGGAAAACAAATGAAATGAGGGCATTGATAAAAAAAGTAATGGGTGAAGAAATGACAACAGAAGAAAGAGCAATAGTAAAAACTACAGACAATGCTCCAGTTATACCTAAACAATTTTTAAATAGATTAATAGAATTACAAAAAGGATTTGGTTCTTTAAAACAATATACAGATATTATACCAGTTACAAAAAATGAAGGAACATTTCCACTTGTAGATTTAGATCAAAACGAATTAAAGGATATTGCAGAAGGAGAAGACATAGTTGATGGAACACTAGTTACAAGAGACCAAAATTATAAGTGTTCTAAAGTAGGACTTAAACAAGTATTAACAAGTGAATTAGTGGAAGATGCAGAAGTGGAAATCGAAAGTTTATGTACTAAAAACTTTGTAAATATAACAGTAGCAAAAGAAAATGCAAAGATATTAAAAATTATAAAAGAAAATGCTACAGTTGTTGAATCAACTAAAAAGGACTATACAGAGATAAATAACTTAATAGATAGTTCGTTACCTTCTGTTAAAAATGGATTATCTACCATAACAAATGTTACAGGCTTTTGTTACTTAAAGAATCTAACAGATAAGAACGGAAGACCTTTAAATTTAGTAACAATGATAGGTGATAAGTATTACTTTAATGGAAAGGAATTAATAACTGTAGATGATGCTTTATTATCACCATTAACAGAAGGAAATAAAATATTTTATGTAGCTAATATAAAAGAAGCAATTAAATTTATGGATAGAAAGGCATCTACCATAGAGAGATGGAGAAAGCCAGACAATGACACATATAATATATCTATCTTAGAAAGATTTGACGTAGTTAAAGGATCAGTAAGAAGTATAAAGAGCATTGAATTTTAATAATTATTTTAAATTGATGTTACTTTATTTAATGAAAAGTAGGTGGTCAATTTGACTTTAGAAGAAGCAAAAGAGTATTTGCATATAGATTATGAAGAACCGTTACTCCCAAGCATAATAGAAGAAGCTGAAATATATATTGATTTTATGGTTGGAGAAGGCTATAAAACAGATGAAAAAGCTGTAAAACTAGCTGGGATCCTACAGAAAAAATTAATTAATGATATGTATGAAAATAGAAGTGCAGAAGTACCTGAGGGTACTAAACAAGACAAGATTGTTACAAGTATTTTAGATAAATTATCTTTATTTTAAGAGTGTCAAAAATGGCACTCTTAATTTAATTAAAAGAAAGAAGGGTTAATGTTATGAAGATTAATAGATATAAAAATTATGGCAAATAGGAGTTTAACTAATGATTTAAATAACAGGGCTGAATTGTGGGGTATGGGAGATGGTAAAGATGATTGGGGAGAAATTGGAAGAGAACCAGTAAGGTTAAAAGGTTTGATTTATTGCAATATAGTGCCATCTGGATACAGCAATAAGGAAAATCCGGTAACTTCTAAATATGAACATACACATAAGTTTAAAGTAAGATACTTAAGTATTAAAAATCCAAGTAGAGATATGTTTTTCATACATGATAAATTAAAGTATGAGTTTGAAGCATGGGACAAGGATTTTAAACATAGGGAATATTACAATATATTTACTAAATTGATAATAGAATAGGGGGGTAAATATATGACGGATGGATTTAACTTTAAAGAGTTAGATGAATTTAATGATAGAATGTTAGATTTTGTGAATGACTATAAAACAAAAGAAACTCAAAAAATTGTTAAAAAGGGTGCTAATAAACTTAAAAGTAAAGAAAGAACTATGTATAAAGCTATGGGGGCGGGATTAGAGCATACAGACACAAAAGAAAGTGCTAAAATAATAAACAATTTTAAGAGTGGTAAGCCTTACAAAAAGGGTGAAAACTGGAGTTGTAGGGCATTCAATAGTGCATCACATGCTCATTTAATAAACAATGGTTTTGTACATAAGCCACATCTTAAGAAAAAAGGTAAAAAGAAAAGTGGATATAAGGGTGAAGGAGAAAAGTATATACCAGGATATCACTTTATAGAAAAAGCAGCTGAACAATTTGAAGACGAATACGGTGAGATGGTAGAACACTTTTTAAGTGATATGTTAAAGGAAGAAGGGCTTTTATGATTACATTAAAAGATATTAATATAGCATTAACTAAGAAGGTAACAGATGGTTTAAAAGATACTGAATATAAGGACGTTGTATTTACTTCTACAGATATAACTGAGAAGATACAACGCCCTTGTTTTTATATTGATCTAGGTGTAACTAATAGTACTAAACAAAAGTTTGGTATGAAGGAAAGAGAACTTCAAATATATCTATATTATTTTTGTAAAGATACTAAAGCTAAAAAGAAAGACTTGTTAATTATGCAAGACTATTTAGACAATATTCTACTAGGTGACTTTTGGGTAACAGAAACATTTCTTTATGGAATAGAGAATATAGAACATGAATTAAGGCATGCAGATGGATATTTAATTACACAATTTACTTTGTTTAGTAATGAGGAAATTGAAATTGTGGACAATTATAAAACTATGGAAAATTTAGAATTAGAAATTAATATTAAAAATTAGAAAGGTAAGATGATGGTTATATGGGAACATTAAAACAACCAAGTATGGAATTTACGTTTACGCAAAAGGCAAAAACCTTTAAGCAAAGAAGTACAGGAAATATAATAATGTTTGTTACAGAATCAGAAATAGAGAAGGAGACAATTTTAGAATTAGAAGAAAAGGATGATGCAACAAAATTAAATAATATCTTTAAACAGTCTTTGCAATTAGTTGAGGACTGTTTTTCTTTTGAGATATCTCCTAATTTGGTTACAGTTTATGTCATGAAGGAAGAACCAAAGGATATGGTAACAATTCTAAATGATGTAAAGGCTACTAGAGAAAGAGGTATTTTAATATACCCTCAAGGTAGTGAACCTACTCAAAAGGCACTAGTAGATTGGACAAAGTTACAGGCTAAAACTAATAAACCATTTAAATGTGTAGTTGTAGGGGATGGAGCAGACATAGAGGAAGTTATACAATTAGATAAAACACAAGAAATTGACTTTTTAGATGGGACAAGAACAGATAAAGAGTTTAAAAATTATATACCTTCTATAGCTTCTGTTATTGCAGGAAGTGGAGCAACTAGAGGCATGAATTATGTAGCCCTTACAAATTTAAAGAGGGTAAAAGAACCAGTTGATGTAGATGAGAGCATAAACACAGGACATTTAGTATTAATAAATGATGAGGGAACTGTAAGGATAGCACTAGGAATAAATAGTAAAGTAACCTTAAAAGAAGGAGAAGGGGACGATCTTAAGTTCTTAGAGACTACAGAGACAATACACTTAATGAAAAGGGACGTATCAAATGTATTTAAAAATGATTATATAGCGAAAGGAAAGAAGAACTCTCCAGACATGCAACAATTATTCATTACAGATGTAAATAATTATTTTAGAAAACTAGAAGAAGAAAATATTTTAGATGGTAATTATACTAATTTTGCAGATATAAACGTGGGAAGACAAAGGGAAAAGTTAATTGCAAAAGGATTTGAAGAAGCTAAAAAGTGGGATGATGCAAAAGTGAAGAACAATGTCGTTGACAAGGATGTCTATGCAAAAGGAACAATAAAAATAGCCCAAAGTGTTATTAATTTAGAATTTAATAACACTTTAGTATAAATGATAAGAGTGTCTTAATAGGCACTTTTTTTAATTCAAAAAATAGGAAGGGTAGGTGACTAATTAATGGCTAATAAGCAAAACTTAACAAATAAAATTTTAAGAGGTAACAACGGAAAGGTATGGATAAATGGTGAGGAACTAGGGAACATATCCACAATGAATGCAAAGGCAACACCAAAATTTGAAAATGTGTCCTTCGTAGGTGATCCAGCTACATATCAAAGTTACACTTCTTGGGAAGGTAAAGGTTCATTAAAGTTAAAGAAAGTAAAATCTGTAGGTTTGAAATATATAGGTGAGTCTTTAAAGACAGGGATATTCCCGGAGATAGTACTAGAATCTAAAACAACTGACCCTGTAAGTGGACAAAGTGAAAGGGTTGTATTAAATGGTGTTTTATTTACAGAACTTACATTAGTAGATTTAGAAGCACAAAAGATGATTGAAGAAGATTTAGCGTTTACATTCTCAGACTATGAAGTAAAAGAAACAATAGGTTAATTTTGAAAGGTAAGGTGATTTACATGGCAAAGAAAGAATTAGTAAAAGCAACATTAGAAAGTTTTATGGCTAAAGCAATAGAGAGAAAACAAACTGAAGTTAAATTTAAAGATATAGAAGTACCATCTTTAGAGATGCTTGTTACATTTAATAAACCAAGTGAAGAATTAAGTTTAGAAGTAATAAATGAATTATCTCAGCATGATGGGGATTTTGAAGCATTGGCAGGAGTATTTGCAGATTTGATATATAAATGTTGTCCAATGTTAAAAGATATTTATACAAAACAAGGAAGCGATAAAAAATATTCTACTCCTACTGAGGTTGTAGTGGATTTACTTACTTTAAGTGACAGACTAGCTGTAGGAAATGAACTGTTAGAAATGACAGGATTAGGCGGTAAGGATGTAAAAAAAAAGTTAAAGAAATAATAAAAGAAGATGGTTGGTTATCTATTATGGCATGGCTTATAAGTCGAGGGCATAGTTTAGATAGCCTTTTGAACGCTACAGCAACAGAAAAAATATTTTATGAACGTTCTTATGAGATGTTTATAGAATTTGAAGAATCGAAGTTAAAGGCTATGGCTGGAGATAGTAGCGAAAAGGATAATCCAACAATGGGTGAAATGTTTGGAGGTAAATAGATAGGTAAGGGGGTGAAGATATGGGAAAAACCATAGGCGTTGCCTTAACGCTTAAAGATATGTTTAGCCCTACACTTACAAAAGCTATTGAGAACTCAAAGAAGTTTGGTGAACAGGCAAAGAAAGCAACTGATGTATTCCATAAAAGTAAATGGGATACAGAAACTAGACGGGCATTTGATAAGGTAGCAAAAGGAGCTGAAAGCTTTAATAATAAATTTAATGGTGTAGCTAAAAATGTTTTGAAATATGGAAGTATGATAGGCGGAGCCATAACAGGATTAAGTTTAAAAGCTGGATTTGAAGAAGCTTTTAATATGGAAGGTTACCGGACACAGTTAGAGACGGCTACAAAAGATACGCAGAAAGCAAGTGAATTAATGCAAGAAGCAGTTGCTTTTGCTAATAGTACGCCCTTTCAAACCGGTGAAGTTGTAGAAGCAACTGCAAAGATGGAAATGTATGGGCTTAGTTCTAGGCGGTGGCTAAAAGATGTTGCTGATATGGCTGGTTCTACAAATAAAAGCATAGATCAAGCCACAGAAGCTATGGCTGATATAGCAGTGGGAGAATTTGAACGTATTAAAGAATTCGGTATTAAAAAAGACCAGATACTTCTTGAAAGTAATAAACGTTATGGCGAGGGTGTTGTTATAAATGCTAAAGGTCAGGTTGTTGATCAAGCTAAATTAATGGATACAGTACAAGCCATGATGCAAGAAAAATTTAAAGGTGGCTCTGAAAGATTAGCACAAACAACTAAAGGTTTATGGAGTACAATTCAAGGTATTTCTAAAAATGCTTTTGCTAGTATTTTAGGTGCGCAGTCTGATGGTACTATAAAAGCTGGTTCATTATTAGATAAAATAAAAGAAAAGGCGTTGCAATTAGCTGAAACACTACAAAAATGGCAAAGTGACGGTACTTTAGATAATATAGCTAAAAAATTTACAGATGGATTTACAAAAGCATATGAAACCATAAAAAATGTATTTAACTTTATAAGTGAACATAAAGAAGTAATAATAACAATAACAGAAATAGGTATTGCATGGATAGGAGTTATAAAAATATTTTTAACAACTTTGGCGATAATAGATATTTTCAAAAAAATTGGTTCAGCTATTGCTTTTTTAGGAGCACCTATAGGATTAACTGTATTCATAATAATGGCACTTGTAGCTGTGGGCGTGGTACTATGGAGAAATTGGGATAAAATAAAAGAAAAAGCTGGAGAATTAGGCGAATGGATAAGTAATAAATTTGAATATATAAAAAACTCAATTGTGAATGCGTGGAAGTATTGCATAGATAAAACCCTCAACTTCTTTAAATGGATAGGTAATAGTATATCTGAATTTTTCACTTGGGCTATTAATGGAGTTGTAGAGTTCTTTAAGTGGATAGGAAATGGAATTGCAAACTTTTTTAAATGGGTAGTAGAGTTAATACCAAAACTTATAAACGCAATTATAAATTGGTTTAAAGAATTACCTAATAAAATTGCTTACGTACTAGGATTTATTGTAGGTAAGTTTATTAAGTGGGGCGCTGCTTTATCATTGTGGGTTGCAATAGAAGTTCCTAAGATAGTAAATGCCATTATAAAATGGTTTAAAGATTTACCAAGTAATATATGGAATTGGTTAGTGGCAACTTGGAACAAATTTAGAGAATGGGCAATAAATCTAACGATTTGGGCATCCACAGAAATATCCAATTTTATAGAATTTCTAATAAGCTGGTTTGCTCAACTTCCGGGAAGAATTTGGGGTTGGTTAGTAGAAACATGGAATAAGTTTATAGAATGGGGGGCTAATCTTTTAGAATGGGCTGGAACAGCAATGGGAGAGCTTATAGATAGCATTATAGAATGGATATGTCAGTTACCCGGTCGAATCTGGGATTGGTTAGTAGAATGTTGGAACAAATTTATAGATTGGGGTACAAACCTCGGAGAGTGGGCAAGTGGATGGGCACCTTCATTTATTTCAGATTTATTAGGATGGTTTGTAGATTTGCCAGGAAAGTTTTTTGATATAGGAGAAAACATTATAAAAGGTATTTGGGATGGTATAAAAAGTTGTGCTGGATGGCTAAAAGCTAAAGCCGGAGAATTCTTTGATAGTTTTGTACAAGGTATTAAGGATGGATTAGGAATACATTCACCATCTAGGCTATTCGCAGATGAAGTTGGTAAATTTATACCACAAGGTATTGAACTTGGATTTAGAATGGAAATGCCAAGTGCGTTAGCTAACATGAAGTCTCAAGCATTAAGTATGTCACATGAAATTTCAATAGGAACTAAAAACCAGATAGGTAGTTCTAGTAATAAGAATATAAATAAAGAACCTATTATATACGTGAATATTACTATTCAAGGGAACATGATAGGAAATGAAGAATATATGGATCAAACAGGTGATTATTTAATAAATAGAATTAAGACAGATTTATTAAATGTTTAGAGTGGGGTTTTTATCCCACTTTTTAGTTAGGAGGAATGACATTGGCAGATATATATTTTAGTACATTAGATAGGAGCATAGTATTACAATTACCTCAGCTACCTAAAGATTTTCCTAAATTAGATAATTCAGCTAGAAATGAAGAATTTGAAACATTTAACAATGGATTTTATAATTTTCAAGGTAATATATCATTAACAACATTTTCATTAGAAGGATCACTACCAGGTGACTATGGAAAATACCATTGGCAAAGGGGTAATAATCATGCTATAGAATTAAAAAATTTATGGAGAAGTAGTATGTTTTATAAAATCCCACTACGTTGCTTAATGATTAGAGGTGAGACAGGAAACCCTGATGTTGACGAATATTATAACGGTATTATTACTATAGAAAGTTTAAGTTGGCAGTTAAATCAGCAATTGGATTATGTGTATTCTATAACCTGTAAAGAATATAAACCTATAGATACTAACAATTTGGGGGTGTGGTAATTGAGTAAACAACTATGGATTACAGATTTAACAGCGTGGAAGGATTATACACCACTTGCAAATAATCTGAGTTGGTCTCAAGATGCGGACAACCTTGCAATGCAAGTAACTTGGGATAGTATAACAGAAAATTTCAAAGGAAATTTAGTAAGTTTAACAGATAATAAAGAAGAATTTTTTCGAGGTATTATAGTTAAAAAAGCAACTAAAAAAAATACATACAGTTACACAGCAATGGACTACATGTGGTATCTAAATAAATCTAAAGAAGTAATTCAATTTAATAGCATACCAGCAAGTCAAGCAATTGAGCAACTACTTGCTAAAGAAGAAATAAAAACTAATATACCTTGGATTGGGACTAATATAAATCAAGTTTTTAAGGATAAACCAATAAGTGATATTATAAAAGAAATACTAGAACAGGTTTATAACGAGACTGGTATAAATTATCATTTCTATATGGTTAACGAAGTATTTACAATAGCCCAAACATCAACTGCACGTATAGGAGCCAAACTACTTATAAATAGTGATATGACTTTAGATTCTGATATGGAAGAATTAAAAAATAGTGTGGTTGTAGTATCTAACGAAAGTGAAAATGCTAATATAATAGCAAATGTTTGGGATAGTGATAGCATTAATAGGATAGGAAGGTTACAAGAAGTTGTAAATGTAGATGATAAAAACTATTCACAAGCCCAACAAATTGCAGAAAATACACTTAGAAAATTAAATAAGGATAAGAATACATTAAATATAAGCTGTATAGCTTTGGAAGGTGGACAAAATATAAAACCTAATAACTATCTATATTTCTATTTTTATGATAAATTCGGTGGAGAAGGCTGGTACTGGATTAAGAGTGTAAGCCATACTTTAGCTAATAATCAACATAAAATATCATTAAGTTTGGAGTGGTAATATGACATGGAGTACAGAATTTGCACAAGAATTTAAAAATAGAAATAATTTAAGCAAAATAGGAGCAGTTGTAGGAACTGTATTACAAATTAATCCTATAAAAATAGGTATACTTAATAATCAAGTCATTATAAGCGAAGATAATCCTTCTACTTACATATGTAGTGGGCTAATAGAAAAATATGCATATATGGAAATAAAAAAATATACAGTAGGTGCCACAGCAAGTATAAGTACACCTAATGGAGGCGGTTCACTATCTAATATAACCGTAGATAGTAAATCAGATTATGATACAAAAATAAAATATAAAGGCTTAAGTATAGAGGATAAGGTCTTAGTTGTCTGTGGTGAGGATAACAAGACTTTTTTTATTGTAGATAAATTAGTTAAAGGGGTGATCTAATGGGGTTATTTCCAACTGGTGCACCTTTACAGACTCCTATAAATACACAACAAGATATAGAAGTTAAAAAGGTTGGAAGAAGTTTTATGTTTGACTTTAAGACAGGTCAGTTTTTAATGAAGGACGGACAAATAAAAGATACTACAAAAATACAAGCACTAGAACAATGGATAGAACTTTGTTTAAGAACCCATAAAGACAAATTCAATATATATAAAGATAGTGGATTTGGTTGTAATACTGAGGACATGATAAATAAAAAACTAAATGCATTTTATAAAACTGAAATGAGAAGAGAAATAGAGGAAGCTATTTTAAAAAATGAGCAATTTACAAAGATTAATTCTTTAACTTTGGAACAAAAGGGATTTAATTTAATAGTTCACTTAGAAATAGAGTTAAAAAATAAAAGCTTATTAGAAAGAGAGGTAAAAATTAGTGTATGAAAATAAAACACCTAATGTTATTCATAATGAAATGTTAGATAATATTTCAAATGATTATGCCAAAAATATAGGGTATCCTATGTATGATCTAACAAAAAGTTTTGCTATTGAAGCAAGTACATTATATAACGCTATGCAAGAAATGATTAATAAATTAGATGTAGATAAATTAGAAGGTAAAGAGTTAGAAAAGTATATATATCAAAGAAAAGGCTTAAAAAGAAAGATAGCAACAAATGCAAAAGGAATAATCATAGTTAAGGGTAATGGGCAAATAAACAAAGGTGATTTGTTTTCTACTGCAATTGGAATAAGATTTAGAAGTTTAGAAACTAAAAAAATAGTAAATGAAGCTGAAATAAGCATTGAAGCAATACAACCCGGAAGTACTGGGATAGTTGGACAAAATACAATTACACAAATGCCTGTAACTCTACAGGGCATTGTCTCAGTTACAAATATAAATCCAACTTATGATGGTTATGATTCTGAAACCGATGAAAGCCTAAGACAGAGATATTATGAAGCTTTGCAGATACCTGCAACAAGTGCAAATAAATTTCACTACATAAAATGGTCTAAGGAAGTTATAGGGGTTGGAAATGTAAAAGTAATTCCTTTGTGGAATGGGGACAATACTGTAAAAGTAGTTATTATAGATGATAATAATTTACCAGCAAATGAGGAATTAATTAATCGTGTGCAAACTTATATAGACCCTGTAGGCGTTTATAATGAAGATAAAAAAACATGGTCAACTTGGGGTTCTGGAAGTGGTGAAGCACCAATTGGAGCATATACCACAGTAGTATCAGCAACCGCATTACTTATCAATATAAGTGTAGATATTCAAGAAATGAATAATTATAAGAGTGAGGATGTACTAAAAAATATAAAAACTGATATTACCAATTATCTTAAAGAAATAGCATTTAAGCAAGACTTTATTTCTTATGCTAGGGTAGGAGCTATTATATTGAATACGGAAGGTGTACAAGACTATAAGGACTTAAATATAAATGGTGGATCTTCAAATATAACTATAAGTAATGAAGAAGTTGCAACATTAGGAAGTGTTGAGGTAATTTAATGAAAAAAGAACAATTACTAAATAACTTACACAAGCTTTACAGGAAAGACCCTTGGCTTAATGAATTGTTTAAGTCTACTGGATTAACTTTAGATGAAGCGGAAAAAGAAATAGATAGATTATATAAACAATATTGGTTTGATACTGTGGATGAGGATTTTTTGCCATTGTATGAGAAATTGCTAGGAATAAAATCTAACCATAAAAATGATATAGAAGATAGAAGGGCACTTGTGGAAGCTAAGTGGAAAAGTAGTGGTGGAAAATGTGACTTAGATTTAATACAAGCTGTTGCAAATAGCTGGAAAAATGGTTCTGTAAATGTAGAGTTTATAGAAGGTAAAATAAATCTAAAATTTATTGGTGAACATGGAGTACCTAAAGATTTAAAAAGCTTAATAGAAGCCCTAGATGATATCAAACCAGCACATTTAGCACTTATGTATACTTTTGCTTATTTTCTTATAGAAGATATACATAATAAAATGACAATAGAAGAGTTACAAACTCATACAATAGAAGAATTTGCATTTAATACGTTAGTCATAGAATAGGAGGTGTGGTATGAGTAAAGAAACCACTAATTTAAAATTATTTCAGTATGATCCAGTTACAGATAAAAAAATGACATTCAATATAGATACAGGGTTAAACGAAAACTGGGAAAAGATAGATGCAGATAGCAAGAAAAAAGCTGATGATATAAATTCAGTTAAGTCATCCTTGGATGATTTGAAGACAGACGACACAAGATTGACAAAAGCAAAAGATATTACAGGTTCTATAAACGAGCTTTTTACAAATGCCAATAATGGTAAACAAAATTGGGTAGACGTTATTGGTTCTCCGTTAGTATCTACAGATACATTCTCTACCCTAAAGAGTAAAACACAAAGCTTGAAAAACAATTTAGCAAGTAATCTAACTGCTAAAGAACAACCTAGTAATGGAAGTGAGAGTTTACAAAGTTTAGTTAATAAAGTTGGGAATATAAAGATTGGATACACCACAGGTGATGAAGTGTCTTGTGATAATATTGAAATAATACAACCTACTTTGAGGAAATTTAATAATATACAATCAAGTGGTAGTATTTATTCTTCACCTGATTCAGAATATTTTTATATGAAAAATAGTAATACCGTGACTTGTTGTCATAGAGAAGCCACATACTGGTCTAAAAAAATAGATTTTAGAGAAATTTGTGCTTGTTCTCAATCAGGAGATGATTTAATAATAATTTATAATAGTTCAAGTGATGTATCTAATTATAATGTAATTAAATTTGATAAACAAGGTAATCAGTTTAATTTGACATCTAGGAAATCATCACAATACCAATCAATATATTGTAATAATACTGGATATATGTATATATATGATTTGACTGAGAACCAACAAAATTTAGTTAAATATAAAGTTGATGGCACTAAGGTATGGGAAAGAAAATTAGACGAGAATTTTACTGGTTTTATACCTTCAGTATTTAGAGTATCTGAAAGAGCCTATCCGTGGACTATAAGGGACGTTACTGAATATGATAATTGTATATATGTAGCTATGTCTTGTAGGCACTACTATCAAGGATATACAGACTTAGGAATTATATTACAAATAAACTTATCTGGAACTCTTATGTCTTTAATAAATCCTTTTACAGACAATCTTTTGTATGCTGGTACCGCATATTCTGGTGTTAAAATCAGTATAGATAATAAATATATTTACTATGTTTACGAGCCGAATATGGATGTTTCATCACGTTGTATTTTTGTATTAGATAGAGATGGGAATGTAATATGGGGAAATAAATTCATATCTTCTTTAATGTCTAATTTTAAAAAAGTAATTCCTATTAGTAACTCTGATTATATGTACGTTATAGGAGATTTTGGAGTTGCTAAACCTATAGGTAAGATTAAAAAGAATAATTACAAAAACACTTTAGAACCGTTAAATTTAAGCTCTACGAAAATTTACGACGGATTTTTAGACAGTAATAAAAAATTAATAGTTCAGGATAATAACGGGATTTCGGAGTTTACAGACCTCAAATATAAAGTAATTAAATAGGAGATGATAAAGATGATATTTTTAGCACAATTAAAACCAATAAATTCAAAGAATAGCATAGTTGGCTATATACATTACGATCCATTCAATGATGAATATGGTCTAAATGAATCAGTAGATAATTTAAAAAAAGAAGGCATAATAATAGATAGTATACCAAAACCTTCGCTAATAAAAAATAAAGTTCCTGAATTACATGTAAATCCTGAAACAAACGAAGTATGGTATGAGTATTCAGAAATTCCAAAATCAGATGAGGAATTGACTAAAGATACTATAGACAATCTACAAAAAGATAATGCACTATTATTAAAAGAAAATGCAAAAAAAGATGCTATGATAGAATCTTTAAATAAAGATGTAGCTGATATTTATAAAGTAATTGGAGGTAATAAATAATGATAAATTGGTTTGAAAAAATAGAAAAATATTATAAATTAAAATGTTATGATAATAGAGATGTGGCAGACTTTGTTGACTATAAGAAAATAACGTCTGAACAGTATAAAGAGATAACAGGCGACAATTATGTAACAGAATAGATTTATAAGATGACACAAAATAAAATAATATTAGAGCATTAGATAGAGCCTAAGAGGTTCTTTTTTTATGCTCCTTTTTAAGGAGGACATGATGGAAAATGAGTTATTTAAATATGTAATTACACAGGGCATATTCTGTGCGTTATTTGTATATTTACTTTTATATGTACTTAAAGAAAATAGTACAAGAGAGTGTAATTATCAAAACTTACTTAATAAGCTTACAGAGAAGTTCAATATAGTTGAAGAAGTTAAGAGGGATGTTATAGACATAAAAAATAAATTATAGGAGATGATTTAAGATTGGAAAAACTAAATATAAAAGATAGAGTTGCTAACCTATTAAGAGTTAAAAGCATAATAGCATTACTTTTAACTCTTACTTTTTGTGCATTAACTTTGTGGAATGGAAACATTACAGAAAGTTTTACTAACATTTTGCTAATTGTAATAGGTTTTTATTTTGGTCAAAGTTCTAAAAATATAAGCGTTAAGGGAGAGTAGATAGAATGAAAATAGCAGTAGGAAGATGCCACCAATATACTGGAGAAGATGGAGCATCACAAGGACTAGTTAAAGAAATTGATGTAGCTGAAAAATATTATAAGTTAGTTATAGAAGGACTTAGAAGCCAAGGTCATGAGGTGTTAGATGTTACTCCACCTGAAGCCAATAGATCCCTATCAAATAGTTTAAATTATAGAATAGAAAAAGCTAATAATTGGGGTGCTGATTTATTTGTAAGTTGTCATGTGAATAATGCATATAAGGAATTTAATGGAGCAATGGGTTGCGAGGTCCTTTATCATAGAAATAGTTCTAAAGGTAAAGAATATGCGGAAAAGGTTAATTCAGAACTATTAAATTTAGGCTTTGTAAAACATCAAGGTGCATATGCAGATACACGTGGACTTGCAGAAATGAACAATACTGATATGCCTGCTATAATAATAGAACCTTTCTTTGTAGAAGCTACCGAGGATGTAGCCGTATATAACAGAGTTGGAGACACTGCACTTGCTAACGCTATTATAAAAGGTATAACAGGACAAGAAGTTCAAAAAGGAGAAAGTGTAGGTGTAAATTCTAAAATTGAAGAAGCAAACCAAAATTGTTATGTATTAAGCGAGTATTTACCTACAGGATACTTAGGACATCCTAATACAGACTTTCAGGGGATAGATATAGAATATATAAGACCTTACCTTCTCGGTGTTAGGTGGGAAGTGAGACACAATACTTTTGGTCAATGGATAGTAACAGAATTACTAGATCCTGAAACAGCCAAAAATATAAGAAACAGTTTAGGAAGTTGGTTCTGTGAATTTAGAACAAATAATAAATAAAAACAAAAGAGTAGCCATTGACTACTCTTTTATTACATATACAACAAGATAGGGAACGTTAGGAGAAATATAAAAATTGATACAGACTTAGTTAGGATTATATCCATATTGATAGGTTCTAAACATATAAAAAACTAAAAAACAAAGAAGCAACCTCTTAATTTTAGTGATTGCTTCTTTGTTTTATCGAATAATATAGTAGGTTAATGTTATGATTAATTATATATTAATTTGTATTATTTCTCAAATATATTAAATCTATTTTATGTAATTATCTACAAAAACAGGTTTATTTATACCAAAAGTGTGTAAAATATGTTAAAATTATTAATATATTTATACATAGGAGGGGTTAATTATATGATTAAAAGAATTTTATCTATTTTCCTTGTGGGAATTCTAAGTATTGGACTAGTAGCTTGTGGGGGAGAAAACAAAAAAGAAGAAACTAAAACTGAAAATACTAAACAGGAGACTAAGCAAGAGGAAAAACAAGACGAAAAAAAAGATGATGTTTGGACATACTTTGAGAATTCAAAATGGGAAGATGATTACGAAGGGTTGAAGACAGAAATAGAAAAAGTTGTTGTAACAGATAAAGCTATAGGATCAGATGGAAAAGGAAATACAAGTTCAGCTGTAGGCATTAAAATGAAAGTTACTAATACAACTAAAGAGAAATTCACAACGTATCCCGACCAGGCTGTACTTGTAACATCTACTGGAGAACAAATACAAACTCCTAATCTTTGGGCAAGTGACCACTTGGGTGGCGAAATAGATGAAGGAGTTACGAAAGAAGGAGATATAATTTGGTATCTTAAAAAAGATGGTACTGCAAAAGATATAGAATGGATAAAACTTTCTTGGCGTAGTCATAAAGGTGCAGATGATAAATTTGATTCAAAAGCTAAAGAATATGAAATAAAATTACAATTAGAGAATTAAAAGAAAAATGAATTGTTAGCAAAGATGTAATTACAAAAGCTTAGAAGGTAGTTAAGAATATAAAACTTAACTACCTTCTCTTTATTTTAAATCAATTAATATGTTATAATACAAAAGAAATTTGTACATTGGAGGATAAAACAAAAC